AAAAAAAACAACAAATTTTAGAAAATATGAAATTAATTAGTAGTAATCATTATCAAGCAAATAAAGATAAAATTAATGAAAGGCGTAGATTACTTCGTTTAGAAAAAAAACAAGAAAAAATCGTTTAAAATTTTATATGTTATTTTAATAAAAATATAATATATAAAATGCCGAGACGAAAAAAACAAAAATTAATTGGATTAGGTCTTCCTGCTAATTTGTTGAAAGAGTTTATAGATTTATCATATGAGCCTAAATCAACAGAAGCACCAGAAAATTATGAACTTGATAAAGAATTAAGCGACAGCAGAGTTAAAGTATATCAGAAAAAAGGTTCAAAACAAGTTATAGTTACTCATCGTGGATCTGTTGGACTTGCTGATTGGTGGGATAATGCTAAATTTTTAGTTGCTGGAAAAGTAAAGAGTACCAAAACTTTTAAATTACATAGAGAAAGACAATTAAAAGCAGTTGAAAAATATGGTGGAGAAAACATTATTGGTTTAGGACACAGCAGAGCAGGTTTATACTTACAAGAAATGCAGAAAGACCCAGCAACAAAACTCGGTGAAATTATAACATATAATAAAGCAGTTGGATTTTATGATGCTTTAAGAGAAAACCCTGAAGAGCAAACAGATGTAAAAGTAAAAAATGATTTTGTAAGTTTATTAAGTGGACTACAAAAACGACCTAATAAAATGGTTGAAATTGATGCTACATCTAATCCATTAGACTTTAACAAAGCACATCAACCAGCAGAAATTGATAAATTAGGAGACACATTTATAGGAAAGAAAGAAGAAATAGAAGGCGGAAAATTAACTAACCCCTTTTATACCCCTCTACCAATTGTGGCTGCCGATTATGTAGGGCGTAAAACAGGACTTTTAGGAAGTGGCCGTGCACCATCACCTAAAACATTAGACCAATTGAAGAAAATGTTAAAAACTTTAGAAGACAAATTAGAGAAAATTAACAAAGGAAAAGTTTATAAGACAACAACTAAAGATAAAGTTAGTTATGAAATTAGTTATATAAATGCACGAATTAAAAATCATGAAACAAAAGGCGAAGATTTAATCATTACAAAAAAGAAGAAATTTAAAACTGAACTACCAGCAAAAGCGAAGCCGTATAAAGCGAAAGCGGTTAAACCAAAAAAAGAAGTTAAAATAGAGATAGTAGAACTTAAACCTGAACCAAAGAAAGAAGAGCCAAAGAAAGAAGAATCAAAGAAAGAAGAGCCAAAAATAGACCTTCCAACACCTGAACCAACACCAAAAAAAATACAACCATTAATAAACAAATTAGAAAGTAAAATAAAAGAATTTGAAGCATTAGGAAAAAAACATGGAGCAGTTATTTATAACGGCGAGGGATTTACACAGGTTGTAGCATATATAGCATTATTAATTGAATACGAGGCTAAATGTGCTATTATAGGAGGAAAAGATTTAACAAATTATGGTATTAATTCAATATTAGATTCAGAACAGAACACAAATTTCTATAATAAAGCCGAAAAGTTAAGTAGCGACTTATTAGACTGTATTAAACGAGGCGATAAAATGATTGCTATGCCTTTAAATTTAAATTTTGGAACTTCAAGTACAGGACACGCTAATCTATTAATTTATAGACCTTATGAAAATACTATTGAGAGATTTGAACCATACGGAGATTTACCTAATGCTAGTGCTGAAAAAATATTTAATCAAGTTTTAAAAAGAATGTTTGAAGTAGAAATGAAACCTTATTTAAAAGAATTAACACCAAAATTTATAGAACCCAACCAAATATGCCCTAACATAAAAGGATTTCAAGCATTAGAAGAGCAATTAGGACTATTAGAACAAGAAGGGGGAGGATTTTGTGCTATGTGGTCTTTATTTATATTAGAATTAATTTTTTTAAATCCTACATTATCAACAAAAGAAATAATAGAAAAAGGGTTAACACTAGCAAAATCCAAACCACAATATTTAAGAAATGTTATTAGAGGTTATGTATTGAAAACTGAAAAAATGTTAGATAGTTATGTTAAAAAAATAGGTATTAATGATGGATTTAGTTTTAAAATACCGAAGAAGTTAAAAAAGAGTTCAACATTATTTCAGGAACAATTATTAAATCTACTTTTAAGTTTTGGTGGTGAAAATTCTAACATCAAAGAATTAGAAGAAACCATACCACGCAAAAAAAGACTTGATGCACTACGAGATTTGTTATCAACAAAAACAAATAAAGAAATAAATGACATGGCCAAAATCATATTTAAATCTAATTTTGGAGTTCATAATTATAAAAAATGGAATGTTGAAGATATGATAACTTTTATAATTAATACTTATTTAATTCCTGATGTACCTAAATATAAACCCAGTTATGAAGATACTATACTTAAATATTTTGCTAATCCTGAACTAGAAGGAGGTTATTTTTGGGAAAGTAAAGAAACAAAAGATGAAAAGAAAGCAAAACGAGAAGCACGACAAGCAGAAGAAAAGGCTAAAAAAGAAGCATCAAGAAAAGAGTTAGGTGAAGTATTAACAACATTTGCATCAAAAATTAATGAAATAAAAAAACAGAAGAAAGCAACCACAGCACAGAAAGCAGTAGACACAGCACCAAAAGCAATTGAAAGCGAACAACAAGGAGTAGAAGAAGGACAACAAGGAATAGAAGAAGGAGAACCCATGGCTGGAGCAGGATTTAATTATTTAGACGCTGTAGCATATCCAATTAATCCAGTATATAACTATAGAAATTATGGTGAAATACCCTCTATCATAGAATCAGAAGATGAATTTTTAATAGGTGGATCATTTACAGATATGGCTGGAATGAATTGTGATAAAACAACTGGAGAATGTTTCAATCCAGTATGGGAAAAGCAGAAAATTAAACGCCAAATATTAAGTGAATATAAAATATGGTATTGGCCGTGGGGTGCACCACCAGCAGGACATATACGAATGGCTTGGTTAGAACCCATGATACAAGAGAGATACCAACCATTATATGAAGAGTTTGTTAAAAGACGAAATGTAAACATAGGACTTCCTGAAGATGCTAGTAAAGATAGATTCGCTCAACAAATGTTTAGTAATTTAACAGATGGTTTAAGTTATGTTCCTATATTCAATACCGCCACAAGTTTAGGATTATCTGCAGCCTCTTCTTTAGCTGATACTAAAAAAGAAGATGGTTCATAAATCTCTCAAATTACAAAAATTAAATTATAAAAATAATATAATAATAAATAAAATATATTATTATATATATAAATGAGCTATACTAATAATCTCTTTAAAATTGATAATGTCCCTGACGAAGTCATAAGAGAAAGATTAATAACGCCTTTAAGTAATGGAGATGTTGAGAGATATTTTGGAAGTGGAACAGAAAGCGAAATAATGAAGTATAGTGATTTAGACAATTATAATACTATTGATGATTTACTACCAAAACCATTTGATTATAGAATATTACTTATTGAAACGAAGCAAAATGTCGGACACTGGGTTTTAATCCTCAAACATAATAACACTATTGAATACTTTAATAGTTATGGAGTTAATGCAGACATACAGAAAAATAGTTTAAATAGAATAATGAATAGAATGTTAGGACAAAAAGAAGATTATATAACAAAACTATTAAAAAATTCTAAATATAAGTACACAATTAATAATATTCCCTTTCAATCTAAAAATCCTCAGATAGCTACATGTGGGCGTTGGTGCATTATAAGAATATTAACAGCAGAAAAGACAGGAATGAATTTACCAGCCTTTACTAATTATGTATTAAGGAACTGCGAAAAGATGAGGGTTAGTCCTGATGAATTTGTCTCAATTTTTATAACATAGCTCAACCTTTAGAAAAGGTTGAACCAAAATTAAATATATTTTGTTATACTTTTATTAAAAGTATATTATAATATATTATTATTATAAATGGCAAATGAAATAGAAAAACCGAAGAAAGAGAAGAAAGACCGCAAAACATATATTAAGGACTACAACACGAAGTATTATGAGGAACACAAGCAGGAAATATTAGTGCAGAAAAAGCAGTCAAGACAAGAGACACAAGATGAAATATTAAAATTAGAACTTATTAAGTGGAAAGAGGATAAGCTTAATGATCCACACGGATTTGAACCCTTCTATTACGATATAAGACCGAACGAAAAGAACTTAAAGAAATAGCAATATAGTAATATAGAATGGATTATAAAAATAGTAAAATATATAAATTATATTCTCCATCTAAAAATATAGTTTATATAGGTTCAACAACTCAACCATTATGTAAAAGATTATCTAAACATTTAACAGATTACAGAGCATATAATAAAGATAATAATAAAACTTATTATTATGCTTTTATGGTTTTAGATTGTAATGACTATAAGATTGAATTATTAGAGGAATACCCTTGTAATAATAAACAACAATTAGAAAAGAAAGAAGGCGAATATATTAAAAATAATAATTGTTGTAATAAACATATAGCAGGAAGAACAGGTAAAGAATATAGAGAAGATAATAAAGAAGAATTGAAAGCATTAAATAAACAATATCGTATAAATAATAAAGAACAGATAAAACAATATAGGGAAGCAAATAAAGAAAAAACGAAAGAATACAATAAACAATATTATTTATTAAAAAAAAAATAATATATATATATATAAATAAATAATGATTAGTTTAATTGGTATATATCCTTCAACAACAAAAAATAAGAAATATGTTGCTTTATTTGATTTAGGAAATGGAAAGACTAAACTAGTTAATTTTGGTAGTAAAACAAGCAAGACTTACATAGACCATAATGATGATATAAAACAAGAAAATTATATAAAAAGACACACAGCATTAGGGACAGAAGATTTTAGTGACCCATTAACGCCAGCCTCATTAAGTATGTTTATTTTATGGAATAAACCAACATTAGAAGAAGCAATAGCGGATTTTAAACATAGATTTAAAGTATAGAGCGGAAGTAGTTAATAAATAAATACATTTATATTATTTATTATATAAATTAGATTATTTATTTAATAAATAAGATTATTATATTTTAGATTATTATTAGATTATATAGAAAATAGATTAAATTTATATTAAATTCATTAATAATTTATAAATTATTATTTTTTATATTGTTTTTAGATTATTTTTAATCGTTTTTAGATTATTTTTATAATAATTTATATTATTCTATATTATTATTGTTTAGATTA